GTATTTCATATCTTCTTTCCTCCTCTATCGCAGGTGTCACCCCGCACGTCTGTCTACTGAACCTGTAGGTTCAAATCTGGGGGCAATTTGTCACCCCCTTGAACCTAAAGTCGTAGGTTCGAATCCTACTCCCGCACCCATATTTTGAACCTAAAATCGACCAGGGGGTTACACCTAGACCTAGGCAGGGGTGACATCATAGAGACGCCTGTCCACCTTCTTGGCCGGGGTTGGGGCTTTGATGATGGAAAGCGTGATCGCCGTATAGCAATCCGGGCATGAGTTTTCATACCGTTCGGATTCCTCGTTGAAGAATAGTGCCATTAAGTTTGGACGGTAGCCATCCGTACCACACACCGGGCACTGGCACCATGTTTGCTTTGGGCATATTTGCTTAAGCATCGATGCAAGCCGCTCGCGGTGTTCCAACTCTGCCTTGTCGTGCGCATCTTTGGTTGGAAAATTACTCATACAGGACTCCTTTCGGACATCTTCTCTAGGATTCGCTGCATCCTGATATCAGCATTACCAAACCATTGGCGCATACAGTCGCGGAACCATCCACCTGATGGCCCGTCGTCTCCAAGCATATAGAATGACGTGGCGAGAACTACCTCTAACTTCTCCCATTCGCCGGGACCAAACGAGCCGAGTTCATGAATCTTGTATGGAAATTTAGGCTTGGTGGCATCGTTAATCATGTCCAGGATTGCGCGGCATCGCTCCTCGTGCGACCATCCGTTCCAATCTGCCGGACGTTTCTCTTCACTCAGATTCTTCATCTTCTTTTCCTCCTGTCTTTCATAGGGACGCCAGTCTATTAAAAGCGTCCATTTGTCTTCCTGCTTGCTCTCCTTGGTATCCAAGGCTCGCTTGGTAGTCGGTGTGTCCGAGAATCTGCATAATCACAACCTCGGGAACTCCGGCAGCCGATAAGTTGGACCGGCAGGCATGTCTCAGATCGTGAAACCTCATTCTCTCCACTCCCGCCGCTTCGCAGATCCTCTCCATGCCGACCGTTATCCTCTTCGGGTGAATCGGTTTGCCATCCGCGATGAAGAGGTAGATCGAATCGGGCGATTTGAACGATAACAGCTTCTCACCCATCCATCTCGGCAGATGGAGGACCCTCGATTGGCCGGTCGGCTTGCTTTTGAGCTTCTGGGTTTCGCCGCATGCTTGGCGGTTGTCCTGAACGCTGACCCTGGCCCCCTCCCCCAATTCTATGTGCGGAACTTTCAGACCGCAGACCTCGTTGCGTCTGAGTCCAAGGTATGCGGCTGTCCAAATAGGACCCTCCAACGCACTTCCCTTGCTCGCCTCAATAATCTTCTTCACCTTGTCGATGTCTATCGCCTGTCGTTGCTGCTTCACGATCTCAGGCAAGACGACGAGCCTATGATCCTTTCTTGAGTAGCGTCCGACCTTGTGAGCAAGCTCCAATATTCCCGACATCACCCCGAAGATGTTGTGAACCGACTTCGCGCTGAGTTCGATCCCCATGACCCACGGCTGCAAATCTTCCAGCCTGATGTCATCCAATTGACGGTGATAGAACACACTGAGGTGCTTGTCCAGGAGTCCCTTGTACATGCGCCTGGTTTCAAGGGTGCAGGATGATTTGATTCGGGGCCACCAGACGGTCTCGACAAATTCACCCAGACAGCCCGGAAGCAATGGAGCGGGTCCTTCCAAGTAGGCTCTTTGCTTCTCGGCGCAGATCCTCTTCCCCTCTTCTCCCTCGACTTTGCATCTAAACCAGCGTCGGCTTTGTCCTGAACCCGTGCTGCATTCCCATCTCTTGTTCTTGTCGTCCCACCGTGGTTTCACGAACATATCTTAACTCCGTTTGAATTTCGTTGTGGACGGCTAGAACCTCGTCTCTCAGGAATGCCCCCGTCAATGGGTGACGATGCAGCTTGCCGCGCCGAATCAGGGCCATGACGCCTTTCCTGTCGGTGCCAAGGAATTCTTCAACCCAATCCTGCGAGACAAGCGAAGATTCATTCATGGCTAGTCAGCGTCGGGGGTTGCGTACCTCTTCAGCGCATCCTTGTGGTACCGAGCGAAATACTTATGGTATGCCTCGTGACCCTTTCGAGATAACTTCACAATCGGCTCTCCAGTGGTCGGAAGGTGCCCGTCTAAGATAAACCCTCTTCGGTGGAAGGACTGCATTAACCGAGATGATATGGGCTCGTATCGGTCTGGATGTCCAAACACAGTAACCCACATCTTCCCGTTAAAGTAGTATTCTCCTGACCTCGCGATAGCCATCAAATCCCATGCGTGCCAATAGGTCATCTACTCTCCTCCTCGGTCAGCGTCGGGGGCCTTATATGCTCGCGCAACTCTAAACGTCATGCACTTTGCGATTGCAAACAACTCCTCAGAAGTTAACTTTCTCGCACCAGCAATTGGCGACGCCTTGCGTACTTCTCGGACTTTCCCTTCCGACACAACCAGGAGCCCGTATGGTCTACGAAGCTCTGCATTGACGGCTAACTCTAGATGCCCTGGAACAGCAAACCAGAAACGCCGCGGGAATAAATACAAGCGATTCGTGCGAGTGAAATCGTATTGCGGATCATTGTTAAGACATCCGTGCTTGAATGCTTTCTTGAAATCCCGACGGAAATCCCAAATGCTAACCTTTATTTCTACTTCTTCGCAGTAATGCGAGCGAGTTACTAAAAACAGGTCTGATTCGCCGCCCGATCCATTCCCCTTGTAATTGGGGATAGCAGCGCGGTCTCCAATCCAGCGACTCAAAAGAGTAGTTGTTATCTGTTTTGCGTCCATCTACTCTCCCCCTCCCGGCCTCATCGCCTCGATCTCGCACCAGTGCGTGAACATTCTGATAATCTGTTCGTAGCTGTATTTCAGCCCATCGCACCCATAATAGAATTGCGTCCTGCCATACAGTCTCACCCTATGCCAATCACCAAACCTACTCAATGCGTAGTAATCCCGGTCCTTCGGCGCGGTCCCGATTGGGTGGGCCTCGAATGTGATGGTCATTTGGCCTCCTGTGCCACTGCTTCAGCAACATCAATTCCCGTAGCAAGCGTCAGTAATTGGCGCAAATTTGTCCCGATCTCGGCTGCTAATCCCTCTAGTCCACCAGGTCGGAGTGATTGCTGATGATGACGAAACGCTAAAGGAAACATCACCGAATTGAGAATCAGTGTTGCGTTCACTAGATCGTCTTGATCGAAGACATCAAGAAGCGATTCGGGCGATTCACTCTGAATCGTTAATGTGATATTAGCCAAGGCTGACAGTCCGCGTTTAATGGCTAACGGTCCCTCGATAGTGTCGATCAAATCCATCTACTTTGCCTCCTTGATATCTAAACGCTCCGTGTAGGACATCATGCCGCCCTCGCCAATCCCAGCAGCCTTTGCCACCAGGCGGGTTCTTTTGCTTGTGCGATAGCGTTGTCGAGTAGCGACGATAGCACCGGCAGTGCGAGCTTCACCGGACACTCTTCGATGGCACGGTTCAGCGCCTGAATAGCACGTCGCCATTCCTTGACTGCGATCGCCCGTTCGTAATCGTCCATCGCGGATTCAAAGAGTTCGAGGCTCATGCCGCCACCTCAACCTGCCGCAACTTGGCGAAGACAAGGCCCGCGAGGATGGCGTCTAACCTTGCCCCGTGAACGTCTCCCTGCTCGCCCACTTTGAGGAACGGAGCGACCGTGGCCAGCTTGTAGTTCTCCAATCGTGGCAGTCGGCGTTGCGCGAGCTGCATCGCGCATTGCCATGGGCCGCTGATCGGCGATAGGTAGGACTGGAACGACTGGGTATTGCGGTCATAGGAACCAGCAAGGAATAGGAGCGTGTTATAGAAGCTCCAATCGAAGTTCGCGTTGAATGCCACCACTGGGTTATTCCCGGCGTTATGTCGCTTCACAAACTCGGCAAACCCATCGCACACTCTGTCGGCAGGCGTTCCGTGCTCGATCAGATATTCCAGCGTGTAGCCGTGAATGAGCCTCGCCCGTTCGTCGTAGCATCGTTGGATCTTCGACTTGTCCTTGTAATGGGTCGGCGGCGCAATCAGCCATTCCTGCGAGTCGAGTACCGTCATGTCCTCCATGAACGCTGCCCCGAGCGAAACCGGGGCATGAATGTTGGCGTCTGTACCTGATGTTTCGAAGTCGAGCGCGAGGAACCTCATACAAGTGTTTCCTGAGTCTCGGGCGCCTTGCCGATCCGTTCCGTCAGCTTGTCCGACTTGGATACCGTCTCTGGCTCTGACTCGTCCATCTCAAGCGATTCGAACTCGGCTTCGATCACGTTGTTGGGGCTGTCCTCAAGTGCGTTGTCGAGCGCAAGCGCCTTCGACATCTCAACCGACATCGGAGCGTATTTGAGGCAGCGACGAGTGACCGTCTTCTTTGCCATCTCTGCGAAGTCCGTCACCCATGGACCCGATCCGCTTGCCTTCGATCGCTTGCGGATATTGTCGATCTCGGTCCTGGTCATCACGTCGTAAATGACGCCGCCGCCCTCAAGCTTCACGATGCAGTAGGCATAGGTGATTTGGGCTACGTCTCTGGTTCCCTCGAAGTTCGGAACGTGCTTGAGTTTAGGCTCTAGCCCTTCCTCATACTCGAACTTGTCTCCCTGAAAGACGACTTGCGCCTTGACGCTCAGGACGTGGCCCGATCGAAAGGCGAGCGAAATCAACCCACGGTAGCCAGGGATAAAGGTGCATTGGTTGCCGTAGGGGACAAGGTAGCCCTCACCGACTGCCGATCCTGGTTCGAGTCCAAGCTCAACCGCCTGGAGTCCCGATCGGAAAATGCTCTCCATCGTGCACTTCTGGAGCGCAGGCGTTTTGCTGACCGATGCCACCAAGAGTCGGTACACGCGATCCGGTCGCATGTGGGAAGCGGCAACGCTCTTGATACTCGGCATCCTCGATTTGAGGAAGGCGCCGAAGTCTTTGATGTTGGATGCTGGCAGACTGCCGTTGATCTTTGCGGGTGTGGTTTCTGACATGAATAAACTCCTTATGCTTTGCTTGAAGTGAAGGGCGTTCTGAATACTCGCGTCCCTTCTTTGGTCGTGGTGTGGTCAGCGATCGCTGAGTCGAGATACTTCGGCTCGTTGATCAAAGAGGCAAGTTCCATCGCGACCGCTTTCCAATCAGTCGTCTCGCGGTCCTTCGGCTTCTTCCAAGTAAAGTTGCCGCTTGCCGTCTTGAGGATCGATGCCTCGCCCATGAAGTCCTTGATGCGGTTCTTCCGACCCTCGATGACTTGGGCCAGTTCGTCGAGCGATTGCAGCTCGTTGCCGAGTTCTGCTACTTCGTCTTCGATCAGGTCTGTTGCTTGGATGATCGAACCGTCGTCGAGCGGATTCTTCTGATTGACCCATGCGGAATCGGGCGCATGGCCAGACAGCGGCGGCGGGTTCTCGCTCTCGATGTACTCTCCCCAGAACTTCAAAGCCTGGAATGAAAGCCTTCGGGTGAACTCCTCGTTGTGCTTGCCCTTGTACTCTCGGAACCCCCACGGGCCAAGGACGTAGAGAACCCACTTCGATCGGCCCGTCACAAAGCACTGCCAGTTCACTTGGCAAAGGTAGTGAGCGGGAATATCGTCGGTCCCTTCGTCGCCGAAGTTCTGAGCGGCATGGATCCCGCACCACTTGATCTCGAGAACGGTGTCGCTGCCGATGTAGAAGTCGGGAGTGCATCCTAACTGGGGATGGCTCGGGTGAGTCACAAAGTCAGCCCGGACAGTTTCGACGTTAAACCGTTGTCGGTAGACCGCGGCAATGAACGGCTCAAGATCGGTACCCGTCTGCATCGCTGCATTCGGCTCAATCTCTCCCTTCTGGCCTGTCTTCTCCAGATAAACGTCGTGTGGCGTCTTGTATGGGTGAAGGCCGGCGATCGCTGCGACATCGGTCGCTGTGATGCAATTTCGTCTGGCTTCAAGCCAAGCCTGCCTATCGTCGATCAATGGGGCGGCGCTCATCGCGTGATCTCCTTTTGAAACTTTGCCTCTGCCCTTGCCTGTTCGAGCACGAGGGCGAATCCGATGGTGAATAGAAGGACAAAGACGACTACCCAGACCTCTGTCTTGATCTTGCGGCGTCGCTCTGCCATGGTCGGAGCCATGCCGTAGCGTGTCGCCTCGGTCCAGTGTTCGTTGTGCCCATAGCCGAGCGGGTCCTTGTCGGAATTGGGTCTGTCGAAGAGGGCGCGGGAGAGCTTCATGCCGCCACCTCCTTCTGTTTGATCTCCCAGGGTTCATCTTCGAGAATCGACTCGATGTACTCCCATTCCCGGTCGCGGTAGTCGTCCGTGTCGATGGGTTCTTCCGCCATAAGGTCATAGGCTCTGGACTTGAGGCAAAGGGGAGTTTCCAAGCCCTCGTCGTAGTCCTTCTTGGTGAAGTGGTTCTCAGACCAGTCGAGGAACTGGACGTACTTGTTGGCAAGCAGTTCGTCGCCGATCTCCCGCGGGTCTGGAGCCAACCAATCAAGGAACCGCTGAGCCATGTAAGCGGCGTCGCGTCCGTGGGTGTCTGCCGAGAACACAGGACCAAAAGCCCAATCGGATGTCGAGCAATAAAGGACGGCGTTATCACCGTCGGTCAAGATGCGGACTCCCATTACGCCGCCCACCTCACGTCGCAGGACCTGGTGAGTCCGATGCCGAAGGCGAACTCCTGTCGAAGCTCGTACTCTTCGATCTCGCGATCAATGGCGTCTTGGATCTCGTCCACCGTGATCGACTCGATCAGTCGCTTCTCACGGAATTTCTTCGTGTGGTGTGGAGGATGGACCTCAAGGGACGAAGCGGTTTCGAAAGTTTGCATTTTAATCTCCTAGCCGTCGTGAGCGGCTATAGGAGATTATTACACCTTTTTTGTCAGGACACAATAGGCTGACAAAAAATTATGAAAATATTTCTAGCTGGAGTCCATCCGGGTCGCTTTCGAACTTCTCATGAAGTCCTCGAACACGGTAGTAACCGACCATGTAGCCAAGCAACTCAATGCCATCCATCGGGATCGGATCGTATCGTGGGTTAATCGAGTGAAGTTCCCATTGGCTCGTTGAGTTGTTCCATTTGATCTGCTTGCAGACAAGGGAACCATTGGGCATCTTGGCGAGGTAGGCAAGTTTGCCCCTGGGCTGACGATATTCCTTGAAGACCACCACATCACCAGGTTCAAGGCTTGGCATCATGGAGTCACCCTCGACCATCCATCCAAGCCGATCTTCCCCTGTGAGCGACAGAGGAACCAACAAAATCTCATGTTCTGAATCCACGTTATAGGTACCGTCCCCGGCGGCCACGTTGCCGACGATTCTGATTGGTCCCATTGGCATAGGACCGAGCCTCTTAGGTCGCGATTTCGCAATCTCTTGGGCGGCATTGAGCGCCGCCTGAATTTCAGACTCTTTCCGGGGCGAAGTTCCGTTGATCCAATTTCTGATGTTTTGCCAATTGTCTATCCCTGACTTTGCGGCAAGCTCCCGAAAGGTAATGCTTGCCTCTTTCATCAACTGATCTATCGCCTCTGCTCGTGGATCGACTGCCATTGCGAACATAGCGTGACAAAAAATATACAATAGATTTTGCGCCAGATTATTGTCGAATGACAAAAATCTGTTATGATTGCTGTGTGACCACAAACCAAACAGGGAGACCACGCAAGCTAGACGCGGATGACATAGCGGCCCTTGCTGAGCAGTGGCCCAGATCGACAAATCGGAGCCAGTTAGCGAGCCGTTACGGAATGTCCCGGCAAGGCGCTTTGATAGCCATCAATCGCTACCTGAAAGAAAATGCCCCCGGACCTCACGAGTCGCAGGGGCTTGCTTCGCCGACACCACAGGGTGCCTCACAGAGCGTACCCCAGCAAGACCAAGGCCAATAGGAGGCAACCATGTCACCAAAGAAGAACCATCTCGCCCTAGCAGATGCCACCGAAGAGCATATCGAATCGATGCTCGACGGCTCGGCAGTCGAAGAAACCACCGAAGAAGAGTTTCCAGCCAAAGAGGAAACCAAGCCGCCGAAAGAGTTCAAGTACGCGCACTCCGTGGAGTCGCTCGGCAAGCTCTTAGTGAAGCAGAACTACCCTGCCCTGAGCCACCAGAGGATTCTGTACGTCTTCGTTTCGGAAGCCTCGAAGTCCGAAGGCCAAGCCGTGATTATGAAGCCGATGAAGATCCAAGGGCTGCAGGCATGGCTTGCTCAGCTTTGGGACGGGGCATCGGAATTTACCGAAGGACCAGGCGATCCCTTCTTCCTCGTTCTCGTCTCGGAAAGCCACTGGCTCACGATGGGCATGAACGACAAAGAGGCACTGCTCGACGAAACCCTCTGGCAGCTGCACGTGCGCGAAACCGGCGCCCTTGCGATCCGAAAGCCTGAGATCAGGACCGCGGTCGAAGTGATCCACCGGCAGGGCTTCTACACCAACAAACTTAAAGACCTTGCAGTCGTTGGCAAGAAGCACATCGCCCAGGCTGAGCTAGACATCGAAGAGGCGTCGTAGTGTCGAAGATTTACCTCACACCCCGCCAACGAGAGATATCCCTCCTGCTCATGGAGGGACTCTCGGACAAGATGATCGCTCGGAAGTTGAGCGTGTCTGAACGCACGGTTCACTTCCACGTCGCCAACTTGCGGACGATCTTCGGAGTTAATTCAAGGCTCGAAGTTGCGGCAAGGCTATTTGCGAACGGGATTCCACCCGAGAGGGACTTACGATGCCGGAGTTAGTTGTCCTCAACGCTGGCGATTACGTTACGGACGGAAAGCGTCGCATGTTCGTTTGGGAGCAATGCGGCGATTGGAAGAATCCGGGCGTGACGCTCTACCACCCATCGACTCGCAAGAAGGTCAATGTTCCCCTTGCTGAGTTCCCTGATAAGTGGAGATTAGATGAGCGGAACCTTACATGCGCTCCTAGAATCTGTGGGGCTTACAACGAGAGGCCCAATTGAAGGACTACCCACGCCTGTCCCGCGACAAAGCCATCGCGTTCTACCAACGCAAGCTGAACGAATCCAAGTGCGAAGCCCAACGCAAGTTCTGGCAGGAGAAGCTCAACGAAGCGCAGCCCAAGACGAAGGGGCTGTTTGAGGGGGAGAAGTGACCGTCATCGGCATAGACCCCGGCCTAAAGGGAGGCATCGCCTTTGTAAGCGAAGAGGTTACGAACGCCATCCCGCTACCGATGCTTGGCAAAGATGTCGATATCCACGAGTTGAGGTCGATCCTTCTTGAGCACAAGCCGGATCTGGTGGTCATCGAGCACCAAGCCGGGCGATTCTCGACACCGTTCAGCTACGGCATGATCCTCGGGTGCTGTCTTTGCATGATGTGCAAGGTCGAAACCGTCACGCCAAACAAGTGGCAGTCGAAGATGCTCGGGAAACTTCCCAAAGGGGCCACGAAGGGCGAAGTTCTATCGTTCTGCCAGAAGTATTTCGCCGAGGTTGATTTGCGGCTTGGAGTCGAAAGGCGAAAGCCACACGACGGGATGGCCGACGCGCTTGCAATCGCTGAATACGGTCGGCGCTTCGTACTGGGGGCGGCGTGAAGGAGGGCAGGGATGGCGAGGATTGAAATGAGGAGAAGATATGTACGAGATACCGGAAGAATTGTTGCCAAGAATGCGCGAAGTCGTTCAGGGAATTCCATTCCTGACCGGGCGCGAGATACAGACGTTAATCGAGTGCTTAGCGACCACTCGGGCGGATTATCTGGTCCACGAACATTTGTGGCCGGATGCCAACGACGACCTGATTGTAACTCTGAAGCGGTGCCTAGAATCGCACCTAGAGATCGATCTGAAGGCGCCCGAGATGCTTGCCACAGACCATCTATACGGGCCGATCTAAGACAAGCGAGTACCCATTCGGAGTACCCACTCATCGCGTCCATTTCGACGGAAAAGGTGCAATATGGCGCTTAGAGGTACCCTCACTCACCGAAAAATCAGACGACTGAGTAGGGTACTCGGGTTGTACCCGTGTTATGCACTCGGTATCGTCGAAGCTCTCTGGCACGTCACCGCCGAGCAATGTCCTGACGGAGCGATTGGAGTACTCACAAATCAAGACATCGCCGACGAGATGTTTTATGAAGGCGACGCCGATGTTCTCATAAACGCGTTAATTGAATCTGGATTCCTGGATGCAGCCGAGCGATTTAGACTCGTAGTCCATGACTGGAATGTCTATTCAGATCAATCAGTTAAGCGGAAAATAGCTAGACACGGTAAGGGATTTGCCAGACGTGACGGTACATGGCTAGTCATGAATAGTCCTCCAGAGCCAGAGCCAGAGCCAGAGCCAGAGCCAGTAACCAGTAACCAGAGACAGAAGCAAGATAAAAATACAAGCGAGCATGCTCCTTCGCCGCCGCCCACTTTGAGTGCACCTACTCTGGCCGAATGCCAGGCTTACGCCATGGAAAGATTCGGGCTGAATGGCAGCTTCGCCCAGAAGTTCCACGAGGTCAACACCGAACGCGAATGGAAGGACAAAAAGGGCAAGCCCTACCAGAACTGGAAAAACCTGATGCGGATTTGGACCGAGAAGGAAGACAACTTGGCCCAGTACAAGCCTAAACCCAAGGTCGATACCTCGATGGTGCATCGATGATGGGCGTCCAAGAAGTCGAAGCCAACCATTCGCTCGAGATGGAAATGGCGCTACTCGGCAGCATGATGCTCGACCCGATGGCCTACAAACTGACCCGTGGAATGATCCGGGCAGAGTCGTTCTACCGACCGGCGCACCAGGAGATTTTCAGGGCAATCGAAGCGCTCGATAGGCAAGGTTCGACGACCGAACTGTCCATCGTCCTGCAATGGCTCAAAGACAAAAACAAGTTGGACGAGATCGGAAACGACGACTACGTTATCCAAGTCGCCGAGTACGTTCCAAGCCCTGCATCGGCCCTGCATTACGCCAAAGTGGTGGCCGACAAAGCCGAAGCCAGGGCCTACTTGCTCGCCTGCCGAAACGTGATCTCGAAGATCAACAACGGCAACGAAATCGACGAGATTCGCGCACTGGTCTCGAGCATTCCAGCTTCCGGCAATCGCACTTCGGCGTTCATCGATCTTGCCGATATCGATGCATCAGGCGATGACACCGGGGTCTCGACAGGAATCGATGGGATCGACATGGCAATCGCCACCAAGGGCTACCCAGACGGCCAGATGTCCATGATCTCGGCCTATCACAAGGCGGGCAAATCGACGTTCATGGTGCAGTCTTTCTGCCAGATGGCAGAGGCCGGTCACCGTGTGATGTACGCCACGTTTGCCGACCTGAACGCCAGGCGCCTCAAGCGGCGAATGCTCAGATGCCTTTCCGGTTGGTCCAAGATGCCAGCCGACGCCGATCTGTTTGGCGAGGACGTGAAAGGCTTTGAGAGCGCGATGTTCGCGATCGACACCGTTTGGGATGCTCAAGTCTTCGATGCAAGTAAGACCGACTCCGACACCATCGAATCGTTCCTTGGCCAACTCGAAGCCAAGCACCTCGACAAGCCGTACCGGGCGGTCTTCATCGACTATGCCCAAAAGCTTACGAGCGACAATCGTCGGGCGAGATACGGCGGCGTCGCAGAAGGTGACTGGATATCTCACGCGATCAGCAGAGCGGCAGAAAGGCTGAACCTTGCGATCATCGTCGGAAGCCAGATCACCGAGGGCGGAAAGGACGGCAAGACGATCACCAAGGGTAGCCGAAAGTGGGAAGAGGACGCCGGTCTGGTGCTTCGCATCCAACGCGAGAACCAATCGACGGCGAAGATCGTGCTCGAATACTCCCGGTTTGGCGGCATGGGGAAAGAGATCAACTGCGTCTGGGATCCCAGGACCCTGACATTCCAAGAGGTGCCCGAGTGAAACCCCAAGGACCCAAGCAAGCCCTTCGACGTTATCCCGCCAGAAATTCCGCCGCAGGAGGCAATCAAGGATGATCGACAAGAGACACCTCAAGTGGGCATATCAGGCGCTTTGCAACTATGCCAGCTACCGAATCAATGGAGCGACGAGCAAGCCTGAGAAGGTCGAGAGCGAGCCTCCACCGTGGCCCAAGGGACTGACTCCCGATATCGACGACCTGTATCTCGACATGGACGCGTGGAGCGATCTTGAATACGGCGATTACCTCTTGGTACGAACGCAGATAGCCCTTCACTGCAAGGAGAACCCGCAAGACGCTTTGATCGGAGAGTTCTTGAGCCACACCCTGTACATGCGGCAGAATCCCGAGTCATTCCGGGTGACGACGCCGTTCATGCGGGTGTCGAGAGGGCTCGGCAAAGAGGGAGCATCGGAAGCTATTCGGGCAGTGGTGCAGCTCATGAAGAGGGTTGCGGCTGCGAAATTTGAGCAAGAAATCGCATAAAACCCTTGTGTTTTATGATTCGCTAGCGTATCATTGATGTATGGAACAAATCAAAGAGATTTTCAACACAGTCATTGCAGAACAGACAGACGCGGACACAATCGCAAACCTGGAAATCTGCCGCGAGTATTTCACGAACCCAGAGTTCAAGTCAGCACTAGAGGAGTATTCATGGAATCAAACACAACCCCGATAGCCGTCGGGACTTTCACAGTAAGGCAAGCGTATCCGAACAACCCATTCGACTCAAGTCGGGTGGGTTGTGTGTTGTTTGATTGGCTGCCATCTGATCTGATCGGGGAGTCAGTCGTCGTCAGTGTGTACAAGCAGGGGTCACGGGTGCCAGGAGATACGCACATGCTGGCGAAATTCGCTAATGATGTAGACGAGGCAATCATTGCCGCGATGGAAGATAAAGACGAACATTTCTGTGTGAACTGGGGTGATCTGAATTGCGTCGATGCTTCGGTTTCATTCTACATGCCGGGGAATATCGTGGAAAATAAACCAGTGTTAACCGCGTTCATTGAAGAGGGCGAGTGCCCATTGTTTAACAGGTGGATTCGTGATCGGGTTAAAGATAAATGGCCCGATTATCACGTAGACATCAGGACGGAGTGGTAAGAAATGAACAAACAGCGAGTTATCGAAGAGCGCATGGAGCAAGGGTATTTTCGGTATGAAATGCTTAGGAGGCTGAACGTCCACCAGTTCGGAGTTATTTATGAACGAAACATCCTTCTTGGCGTTCGGTTTGACTATATGATCGACCAACTACGCGACCTGACATCGCTTGGACAGAATGATTTATTCAAGGAGTGGGAGCGAGAAATTCACTTCGCCAAGTGCCGATCCGTCGCATTGTCTGATCTTACAAGGCAGATGGATGCGGAGGGCGTGTATGATAGGCGACTAGATGATCCCACTGTCTGAAGCCTCTAAGCGTCTAGGTATATCCCCTGATTACCTGAGAGTGAAACTAAACCGCTCTCAGGTTTTCTGTCGTCAGGTTGGCGCGGTGAAGGTCTCCACGCTGTGGCTGATCGACGAGAAGAAGCTCGCCAAGTACATCGCTGCAAAATCATGAGACCTTTTCGCGGTTTTGTGCGTATAATCGTTTTAGTGGGCCACGGAGTCTTGCGTCTGAAGATAGCAAGCAGTTAGGTTCAACCACTTTCGCCTCTGCCATCGCAGGGGCTTTTCTATTTCCGCTTGAGTCCTCCCCTAGCTGGGCCGAAAGGACGGCAGCTTTTCAGTTCGACCAAAGGACTCCGCGACGATCCCAGGGCTTCCACCCGTACAGGGATCGACTACGTTTTGCCGCTATTCCGGTCCCGCCGCGCACATCCCATTCGGACGGACGAACGGAAAAACATGCGGCAACATTTCGCATCCTTCCCGCAGGAGTCGAAATGGGTAAAGACAGCAAATTGATATACACGCTGGAGCCCTTTCGATGCGCGAGTTCGTCTTAAAACATGGAGTCCGAACCCCGGCTAGTCTGGGTACTACGGCTTCTCCGGGGCTCAGCGCAAGTTGAGCCCTTTATTTATCTTAGACCCGTACAAGTTTTGGGCCATCGCGAGGTCGGAAGGACGTACCCAATCGGACCCGAGCCGACTCCGGTGCTGTCGTTCGAACGGCAGGCGTTATGTGCCGGAGAACCCACCGAAACGTGCCCGAAAGATTTGCTAACTAACCTGAAACATGGCGAATCGGCACTAAGTCGAGACCCCGCAGGGGACCCGACCTCTTGGTACCACCGGGGCGGCAAGGCCGTATAGCGAGCCCTTAGTTAGCAATTTGGCGGCGAGCGAGCCTCTGCTTCGACGAGCATGCCTGCCATGACCCGCCATCCATCTTGGATCACCTCCAAGGCCACCTACCTGTGCCCGTGGTTGCGCAAACCAACCCGCTAGTCCAAACGGGCATCACAGCTTAGCCAACGAGCTAGGGAAGCATAAGAAACCTCTAGGCCCGGTAGTCAGACACCTGCCGGGCCCCTTTTTACGCCATGCCGAAGAACGATTTCCCATTTGAGACGCTCCCGATCGAGCCGCAGGATATCCCTGCCCTCACGGGCAAGATGAAGGACTGCAAGTACCTTCTTGGCGCGAAAGCTCCATTTCTGGACGTGCAGCTCGCCGACGTGAAGGAGATCGACTGCTCAGGCTTTACCAGGCTCATCGTGCACAAGGCCTGCAAGGAAGTCATTCCAGACGGTTCAGCAAAGCAGCTCGAATGGCTGGTTCAGAACCACTTCAAAGAATCCACGGTCGAAAACGGCTTACTGAAAGACGGCATCCTGAGAATCTTCGTGCTCCCACAGCAGCCGGGCAAGGGCGTCGGCCGTCACGTGGGTTTCATCTTGAATGGACGAACCTATGAGTCCTACGGTGGCCACGGCCCCGGCTCCAGGCCATGGACGGGCAAAGGCTACCAAAGCAAATGCCGCGTTTTCGTTTTGAGTGTTCCTTAGATCTTTGTTTGCACCAAGGGTGCCACATGAAACAATGCTCAGCCTATTCCTTGCAGCCGTCACGGTCCCTGACTCCTACATGGAGAAGGCGACCTTTCTCGTCATTGGCTACGTCATGGCCGCCATCGGCTGGGGCTTTCGCGTGGAGATGAAGCTCGCCGCGCTTGCCAGGGAGGATCAGAACCTCAAGAGCGCGGTGATGGAGATCAAGTCCGACACAAAGGAAGTCAAGGACAAGGCTAACGCCACGCATGAGGCCGTGATCCGCATCGAGACGATGCTCTCGGGGAAGGAGCGACAGTGAACCTCAACACCGCTTTGATCGGAGCCGGAACCGGCTTCGCCACCGCTTTCGTGATCGACCTCCAGAAATGGGCCAAGTCGAAACGCAAATTCAATTGGATGCTGGCGTCCCGCAGATGGATCGCCGGAACCGCAACCGGGCTTCTCGCCGCTCTAGGCGTGAGCCAATCAGGAGTTCAGCTTTGAAGAAACTAATCTTACTTCTCTCCCTTCTCGTAATCTCGTGCATTTCAAGCGCACAGGACAAGCCGTGGAGCCTTGGCGCCTTCTACCAGTTTCACGACAAAAGTACATCCGTCGTCGCATTCAAGCAGTTCGACACTCTGCCCAACGTTCTGGGCATCTCATGGCTCGATGTGGATCTCAGCGCGTTCGCCGGAACGGGAGAGAGTTCAACGCCAGTGGGAGGCTCTGCCACCTTGCCTCTTAGAATTGCCGACCGTCTCACCCTCAGTATCGGAGTGGGAGTCTCAAAGAACATCAATTCCTTGGACAGCTTCTTCAAAGACTTCCGAGATTTCCGCCTTGGTTTGGCGGCCTCCTTAACCTATCAAGTGAAGTTCTGACATGAACGCCGCAACGTGGGTCGGAGTCGTGGCGATCGCGTTCGTCCTCGCCTTCGACCTTGTTGCATGGCGCCGACGACGTATGGATGAGCGCATGAGGGCTGAGGAAGCCAAAGAGAGGTACTGGCGCATGACACGAGAAAAGATGATCGAGAAGATCAAAGCCAACTGGCACAAAGCGCAGCCGCACGACGCCGGAAGCGGCGAGATCGTCTCGGCAGAATTCGCCGTCGACAACCCGAACAAAGTCGTTTTCATTCCAGCCACCGACCCTGCCAAGATCGAGCGATTCGAGGACGAGTACATCACGAACGTCGTCAAGCTAGCGAGGCGATTCCGCGATTCAGGCTGGAGCCAGGTGGAAGGGTTCGAACTCACCGTCTTTGCGGTCAATGGCGGATGCTCTGCATGAGAAAGACTGCCGAGTTATTACCGTCTTACAAAAGCGTCAGCATCGACGAGTTGATTCCGTATGCTCGAAACGCTAGGACCCACAGCGCCGAGCAAATAGCCCAAATCGCGGCGTCGATCAAAGAATTCGGCTTCATAAACCCGGTCATCATCGATGGCGACAAGGGCATCGTCGCCGGCCACGGTCGCGTTCTAGCTGCCCAAAAGCTCGGGCGAGCCGAAGTTCCCTGCATCGAGGTGTCGTGGCTCACAGACGCGCAACGCAAGGCCTATATCCTCGCCGACAACAAGCTCGCGCTAAACGCTGGCTGGGATGACGATCTATTGAGAATCGAAATCGAAGACCTTCAAGAGTTGGGATTCGATTTGGCGCTGACGGGCTTTGGGCAGATCGAAATTATCGAGCTACTTGCAGATAAGTCGGAAGGCCTTACAGATCCAGACGAAACCCCAGCACTCGAGGAAAAGGCAGTCTCCGAGCTTGGCGATACATGGATGCTGGGCAATCATAGGCTTACTTGCGGAGACAGCACGGATGCCGCAACGGTTGAGCAGGCCCTGGCTGGCGTGAAGCCACACTTGATGGTGACGGACCCTCCGTATGGCGTGGAATATGATGCCGGATGGCGATTGCGGGCTGGCATTAATAAAGCGCACCAGGTGAGGGCTGAAGGGAAAGTTGAAAACGACGACCGGGCTGATTGGCGAGAGGTATGGTCACTCTTTCCAGGAGAAGTAGCCTACGTATGGCACGCACCTGGGCCGCTGTCGGCCCAGGTGCTTAGCTCATTGCACGCAGCTGGGTTCGAGTGCAGGATGCAAGTTATCTGGATGAAGCCTTCGCTGGTAATTGGTAGAGGGCACTATCACATGCAGCATGAGCCTTGCTGGTATGCCGTGCGCAAAGGCAAAACGGCGCATTGGTGCGGCGACAGAAAGCAGTCAACTGTATGGCAAATCCCAAATATGCACCGAACGCAAGGGAATGTGGACGATGGAAAAACAGGCCACTCAACCCAGAAACCCGTCGAGTGCATGAAGCGCCCGATTGAAAACAACTCCAGCCCAGGCCAAGCAGTTTATGAGCCGTTCAGCGGTTCAGGCACAACGATCATCGCAGCAGAGATGACTGGCAGGATTTGCTTTGCAATCGAGCTAAACCCAGCTTACGTGGACATGGCGATTCGCAGGTGGCAGAACTTCACTGGCAAGCAAGCCACCAGGATTCGCGACGGCATTACATTTGACGAGGCAGCTAATGGCGCGACCAGAACACCAGCCTGATGCAAAGACAAGAGCGACCGTCGATGCAATGACAGCCTATGGCGCGACGGCAGAAGACATCGCTCTATTGATCGGAATCACTGCCAAGACGCTCCGTAAGCATTACCGAACGGAACTCGACACAGGGAAGATCAAAGCCAATGCCAAGGTCGCAGAGTCGCTATTCAAGCAGGCAACAAAAGCAGAGCCAAGCGTTCCAGCAGCGATCTTCTGGCTGAAGGCGCAAGCAGGATGGCGCGAGACAACCAATGTCCAGCACTCAGGCAAGATTGAGGGAAGTGCTTCCGAAGAAGAGCGAGCTGCTCGAGTTGTGGGAATACTTGACGCCGCAAGAGAGAGACGATCTCGAGACAATAGCTCTAACTCTTAAAGAAGCAAGCGATGAGTTAGAATCGCAAGCCGACTCGCGTTCACTTCTGGGGTGGTTGAAAGACACGTTCCCAGGATATGTTTACAAGCCGTTCGCAGATAGACACATCAGGCTCTGGGATTGGCTGGAATCGCTTGTCCCTGGCGTCAAACCTGCACCAAGAGTAGAACCCTGGCCTAGAGGCGGCGCTAAGTCGACCACGGGCGAGATGGGAGTCTGCCGTGTCGGTTACAAGGGAACCCGCAAGTTCTGCCTTTATGTCTCCAACACCCAGGAGCAAGCAGACCTTCACGTTCAGAACATCGCCGATCTCTTCGAGAAGCTGGGGATTGATAGGGCGCTGAACAAGTACGGCCACTCAAAGGGCTGGCGTCGAAACTTACTCAGGGTTGCGAACGGATTCAACGTTCAGTCATTGGGACTCGACACTGCAAGCCGCGGCATCAAGATCGAAGAGTTCAGGCCTGATCTGATCATCTTTGACGACATCGACTCGCAGGACGACAGCCCGAAGACGGTAGACAAGAAGCTCGCTGCAATCAAGTCGGCGATCATTCCGGCAGGATCGAGCGATTGCGCGGTTCTGTTTCTGCAAAACCTGATCCACGAAGACGGCATCGTCGCTCAACTCTGCGACGACCGGGCAGACTTTCTCCTGGACCGTGAGATCCCAGAGATATCGGTCGCCGTCGAGAATCTCGAAGTCGAAGCAGTCGATCGTGGCGATGGCCGCAAAGTCTGGAAGATCGTAGGCGGAACCCCAACGTGGGAAGGGCAGGACTTAGAGGTTTGCGAGCGGCAAATCAACGAATGGGGACTGAAAACCTTTCTGCGAGAGGCTCAGCACGAAGTCGCCCAGGCGGACGGGTACTTCTTCGATTACAAGCGGTTCGAGATTATCGACGAGCTGCCAGAAGATCAAGAACTGCGGTTCTCGTTGGCTTTCGATCTTGCGGGCACCGAAGGCGGTGGCGACTACACCTGCTGGGTTCTGATGGCGCAGGGAAAGAACGGTGTCATCTATGTGGTCGACGTCTTTCGAAAGCAGATAGGAAGCGATAAGGTTCGGGCTGAGATTCACACTAAGACCGCGCTCTTTGCAAATCAGTACCCGAAACAGCACGTTCACCTTCCGCAAGATCCAGGGCAGGCGGGCAAGGACCAAGCCGATCAATTCCGGTCGATGCTTGCTCCATATAAAGACCGCATCAGGTTGAAGGTTGAACCCTGCAATGGCTCTAAAGCGACACGTGCGGCAGGCTATGCGGAGTCTGTCAACGCGGGCAACGTAAAGCTACTCAAAAGCGACTGGAACCACGAATTCATCCAAGAGCACCGCAAATTCCGCGAAGACGAAGAGCACGAGTACGACGATCAGGTGGACGCCGCAGCCGACGCCTTTAACGAGCTTGCGATCAAGCCTCGCCAGATTGAACTCACGATTTACTAATGAGCCACCTCGATTTATTCGGCTACGTGATGATGATCGCCTTGGCGCTCTTCGCGGCTTTCCTGCTTGGCCTGGTCGGATGGGTGGCGTTCTGCATCGTTCGCGGCTGGCTCTCAGAGGATTCTAAATGAGGATTCAACAACTCGCCCGTCGTGGCTTCAAGTCGGTCTCTCGCGGCTACGGGGGCACGCTGAGCAGTTCCTGGCGTGGAACCCAGAACCTGAGCGGTGGCCGAGATTGGAACCGCGAGGCAGGTCTTCGCTACGACAACTCGGTGGTTTATGCGGCGATCATGTACGCCTGTGCGGCGATGTCCGAAGTGGACATCTACGTGCGAAGGCCGAAAGGCGACGGCACATTTGAGGAGATACCGGATCACCCGATCACCGAGTTACTGAAAAACCCTAACCCGTGGTACGACGGCACGACGCTCATGTCTGGCTGGATCATCAGCGAACTGGCTGGCCCTGGGTCGTCCTACACGTACAAGCACCGATCGGGAGCGGGCAAGCTGATAGGGCTTGAATACCTGCCTCACTTCTCGGTTGCTCCATTTTGGTCTCCGAACTCGGGCAATTTCATCGACTATTACCGGCTCAGCGTCTCAGGCGGCTACATGCAGGTCGATCCGAGCGAGATGCTTCAGCAACGCTTTGGGCCGATCAACCCTCTGAAGCCTCAGGAGTCGCTTGGCCCGATCGCAGCGGCGATCCAAGAGGTAGTCACAGACAAGCAAGCGGCGAACTTCGTTCTCACCGTTCTTGCCAATACCGGCGTCACTCCTCACCTGATCAGCCCGGCGCTGAAGGATGGCGACGGTAACGAGATCATTTTTGGTCCCGATCAAGTCGAACAGATCAACCGGGCATTCTCGGAGAAGATCACTGGCGACAATCGAGGGCGGCCGCTGATCATGCCACTGCCGATCAAGGTGGACTCGATCAGTTCGTCACCGGCAGACATGAATCTGGAGGGTATCCGCAACGTAAGCGAGGAGCGCATATGCGCCGTGCTTCGAATACCGCCACTGGTGCTCAATCTCGGCACAGGTCTCGAGAACACCAACAATCGGGCGAGCGCGAACTCTGCAGCCACTGCCGCGGCTCGGGACTTCGTGAAGCCTTACATGCGCAAGAAGGCGGCGCAACTCACTCGTGATCTCATCCCAGAGCTAGGCATGCCTGGTGAAGAGGTTGTCTTCCGAATCGAGGCTATCGAAGCCCTTCAAGACGACAAAACCGAACTGGCCAAAAGGTACGCGATCGCATGTGGCGGTCCATGGATGACACCGAACGAAATCCGACAGAAGGAAGGCGAGGAGCCTATCGAAGGCGGCGACGATCTTCGTAAAGGCGAGCAGTCGAACCAAGCCGAGACGAACGGCAAGAGCACCCAAGGAAATGACACCAACGAACAATCTGACAATTGATGTCCTCCACCATTGCCCTCATTGGGCGATCGAGGAGGCGGCAGCGCGTCAAATCTGGAGGATTCTCCAGAGCACCGACGCGACGGCGCATCGTGCTGAGTTCCAGGCTGCCAGAGGCCAAGGGTACTCGGAGGCCGATCCCTACGAAGTCCGAAACGGCGTCGCGGTGATTCCCATCAGTGGGCCAATGACCAAGCAACCGACGTCGTTCAGCGGCGGATGCTCCACCGTGATGACGAGAAGGGCGATTCGCCAGGCGGTCAGCGATGAGGACGTCAAGGCCATCGTGCTTGCGATCGACTCGCCAGGCGGCTCGGTAGCGGGTACTGGCGATCTTGCCGCCGACGTTCTTGCCGCCACAAAGTCCAAGCCATGCTATGCGTTCGTCGAGGACTCGTGCTGCTCCGCCGCTTACTGGGTGGCGAGCCAATGCACGAAGATCTTTGCCAACGCGACGGCAATCGTCGGATCGATCGGAACCTACATGGTGCTGGACGATCAATCCAGGCGGTACGAGAACGCTGGCATCAACGTCCATGTGATCAGCACCGGCAAGTACAAGGGCGCGGGCGTGGAAGGCGCGAAGATCACCGACGAGCAGCTCGCCGAGTATCAGCGCACGGTGAACGATCTGAACTCGCATTTTCTTGCCGCAGTCGCATCCGGCCGGCGTATGAAGCGATCGGCAGTCGAAGCGGTCGCAGACGGGCGCGTCCACGTCGGGCAAGAGGCTATGAACCTTGGCCTGATCGATGGGCTATCGAGCTTCGACGATCTGATCATCAGTTTGGCAAGGGGCGGCAAGAGGCCCTGCGCCATCAAATCCGATTTCGCTACAGAGACGGAGCCGCTTATCGGTTCGACTTTGGAGCAAGCCCTCGATTCGGCGCTTATCGCCGTGGAAGGGATCGCCGAGCGACTTGCCGAGGTGAAAGACCTTCGTGAATCGCAAGGCCGCTGCTTCAGCCCTGAGCGGTTGCAGCAGGCGCAGGGCCTGAGCGAACGGCTTACCCAAGTTGTAAGCGAGTGCGCGGCTCTTAGTTCCGAAACCCGACAGGTCGACGATCTCATGGCTCGGTTATCCGAGTCCATCGAGCTTGCCGAGCTGTCCATGGCAACCAATTGAAAGACGAGGGAAAAATGAACCCAACTGTAAAGCGACTGCACGATGAGATGCAGTCCCTCATCAATGAGGCCAAGTCGATCCAGGCGAAGGAGTCCAAGGATTCCCGAGACGTGGAGCGAGCCGAGGCCATTCCAGGCGAAATCGCGGCTATTCAGCAGCAGATCGCAAACGAGCAGAACCTGTCCAAGGCAATCGCAGAGGCGGATACGTTCCTGAACGGCATGGGCAAGATGCAATCCATCGCATCGAGCGCAATCGTCGACAAGGACGAATCCTTCAAAGCAATCGCCAACTCCCGCCATACGGCTCGGCATCTGATGTCGGTCGGCATGGCCTCCGAAGATGCCAAGAAGCTCGGCTACCGCATGGGCATGTTCGTTCGAGCGGCAATGGGCAAGGCTGATGGCCTTCGATTCTGCCGCGACAACGGAATCCCTCTTGCCGGCCACACGGAAGGCATCAACGAAGAGGGTGGATTCCTGGTGCTCCCAGAATTCGAGCAGGCGCTCATTCTCCTTCGTGAGAAGTACGGCGTCTTTCGCTCGAATGCTCGGTACACCCCAATGGGATCCGAGACTCACAGCCGGTTGCGACAGACGCAAGGGCTGACTGCCTACTTCGTGGATGAAGAGGACTCGATCACCGAATCCAAGATGAAGTGGGACCGTGTGACCCTCACCGCTAAGAAGGTCGCCATTTTGGCGAAGTACAGCGGGGAGCTTGGCCAGGACGGGGTCATCAACCTTGGCGACACGTTTGCCGGGGAAGCGGCCTACGCTTTTGCCAAGAAGGAGGACGAGTGCGGCTTCATCGGAGACGGCACGTCCACCTACGGGCGCATGGTCGGCGTCACCCAGCGGCTCTACGATGTCTTCACCACTGCCGGTGGTACGGGCCTCGTGCTTGGCGCAGGAAACGCTTACAGCGAGTTGACGATCGCCAACTTCTACTCGGTGGCGGCGGCGCTTCCACTGTACGCAGAAGCCAATGCCAAGTGGTATTGCTCCAAGGCGTTCTTCGAGGGCGTCATGAAGCCACTCGCTTTGGCGGCTGGCGGCGTTCCTGCCGCTGAGATCATCAACGGGGTAGCGCGTCGATTCCTTGGATTCGATGTCGAGCTTGCCCAGTCGATGCCGACGACTGCCGCGAACTCTCAGGTTCCGGTCGTCTTTGGCGATCTGGGACTCGCCGCTGAGTTCGGGGACCGCATGCAGACGAGCATCGCGGCTTCCGAGCACATCGAGTTCAACAAGGACATCACCCAGGTTCGAGCGATCCAGCGATTCGACATCAACGTCCACGACGTTGGAGCGACTGGCACTGCCGGTCCGGTCGTTGGCCTCATCATGGCGGCTTCGTAAGACCGGAGGGTCTGACTTGAAATCTTGGCCCGGATAGGTTCCGGGCCTTCGAGGAGAATCACGTGATCACTGCACTAGATCAGAAGATCATCGCCATCACCCCTCCGGGCGCGATCGTAGACAACGCTTCGTTGACTACGGCATCGATCGACACGAAGGGTTACGACTGGTGCGATATCTACTTGCTCATTGGAGCGACGGACATCGCCATGGCGGCTCTCAAGCTGCAAGAGTCGGACACGGACGGCAGCTACGCCGACATCACCGGGGCCACCTTCAACGGTGGAACCATGAGCGACGGCAACACGGCCGCCCTTCCTGCCGCCTCAGGCGCGACGGGAGACAACACGTTCCACGCCTTCCGGGTCAACCTCAAGGGCCGCAAGCGGTACCTCGATCTGGTTGCCACCGGTGGCGACGGAGCTGCTGGCGCGTACTTCGTCGCCATTGCAGTTCTCAGCCGGGCGAAGCAGGTCCCTGCAACCATGTCCACTCGCGGCTTGGCCCAGGAAATCTTCGTCTAGCCATGGCACGGCTGAAATTGCTTCAGCCGCATAACGGACTCCCTGCCGGTTCCACAATCGAGGTTCCGGCAGTGGAGGCTTCCCAGCTTGCTCTTATGCGCATCGGCGTCCTGCTGAGCGCACTGGAGCCTGCAGCGGCAATCACCGAACCGACACCGGAGTCAGAAACGGCTCCCGAACCTAAGCCAAGGGCCACAAAGCCTAAGGCGACTTCCAAGAAGAAGTAATGAACTACACTGCCTACCCGGATGGCAACGATGTCATCGAACTGCTGAAATCGGCGGAGATCGATGCTTGCGGAATGGACCTGTCGGTCTATGCGGACGATGCCGTTGCTATCTGGGAGCAGGAGACCGGTTACAAGCCGTTCTTCCAGACTTCCGAGGCCGACGTCGACTTCTACTTCGATCCCCCAGGACCTAACCGAAGGCATGAGACCAGAGGCGGCGCGAAGCTGCTTGAGCTTGCCAGAGGATTCGTCTCCATCGCATCCGTAACCGTTGGGATTACCCCGGACGATGCAGTCGGAGAAGAACTCACCGCAGGGGACGATTACCGACTTTTGCCATACAACGCGGTTGCCGATTCCGTTCCTTACACCGCGATCGAATTCACCGTCAATCGCTGGGGCCCGCCCAGGAGCATCAAAGTCTCGGGTCTGCCGGGCTACTGCGCCACGGAGATCCCAGCGGACGCATGGAACGCCATCCGAAAGCTGGCGGCGAGCTTGGCGTCGACTGCGATCAAGGAGGGACTCAGCCAAGGCATGATCGAGTTCTCCGAAGACGACGTGAAAGAGCGGTACTCCATCGAGCTGATCGCCAAGTTTGGTTCCACGTGGAACAATGAGGCGCGTCGGGTTATGCGACGGTACACCCTGATGACGAGGTATTGATGAAGCCTACTGGCGTCAATAAGCTACAAGTTAGATGGTTTTTGCTGACGCCAGTAGAAACTCAGAGAATTTACCGGCTCCGGTAAAATCTCAATTCTTGAGGCCCACCAGGGGTAAGAACAATTGTCTTACCCTTTTCAACTTTGAAGTTAAAAACCTATGGAACCTACGGCGAACGACCTCTATCTCTCGTGCCTTGGCATCATGCAGGCCAAGCGATACGCCGAGGCGATTCCAGCCCTTCAAGAATTCCTGCAATACGATCCGTCTCATGCAGACGCTAGATTCAACTTAGGAGTAGCTCTCGCTCACACGAAAGACATGGTAGGAGCTAGGGCCGAACTATCAAAGGGGCTGGCATTCAAGCCTCACAACCCAGATATCCTCACCGTTCTGGGGGGCATTCTGATCCAGCAGGGCGAATATCAGCAGGCGCTCAAGTGCTTGGACAAGGCCCTGGCAGTAGCTCCAGATAAGCCGTCTGCCAGATGGAACAGGGCGTCGGCCAATCTCACTCTCGGCAACTGGGAACAGGGCTGGAAGGACTACGAATTCGGGATCGTCAACTGTATGCGACCCGTGAGGACGCTTCTGCCGAAGTGGGACGGGAAGCCAAGCATCGGGCAGCATGTTCTCGTTTACTCCGAGCAAGGATTTGGAGACACGATCTGGGCAAGCAAGATGCTTCCCATGCTCCAAAAGATGGGAGTGAGTTTTACGCTCGAAGTGCAAGAGCCGCTTGTGTCGCTCATGCAGGCGAGCGGTTACCCGGTAGTCGCTCAACCTACTGATAATTCGATGGCAGTGGAAGCAGACTGTGCCATCAGCCTCATGAGCCTTCCGCGAGTGCTGGGATTGCGCAGCGACGGGGACGTTCCCAATGAACCGTACTTGAAAGCCGATCAAGCCTTGGTCTCCACTTACAAGGAGGCATTGCCAAAAGACAGGCGAGTCGGGATCGCATGGCAGGGACGGGCATCGCACGACAACGACGCATTCAGGTCCATCAAGCCTGAGGAGCTATCGCCACTCGCTGGAATTCGGTTCTTAGGGCTCCAGAAGGGATCTGAGAATTACGCACGGTTGCCGCATGGCATGGACGTGCTCGACTTCGGAGACTGCCTAGCCGACTTCTCGGTAACCGCTGCGATCATCGAGAATTTGGACCTGGTTGTGACCGTGGATACCGCGGTCGCCCATCTTGCGGGAGCATTGAATAAGCCGACGATTCTCATGCTTCCGAAGTACATCGACTTTCGTTGGCGCGATTACACCGATTCATGCCCCTGGTATCCATCGATCCGCATCGTCCGGCAGAAAGAGCAAGGAGACTGGTCGACGGTGCTCGATCGAGTGGCATTTGAACTATACGGGCACCGTGAGGAGATTTATGGCACGACCATTCACTAAAGAGCTTTTCGAAGGCTCTCAGTTGACATTCAACGGCGAGATAGGCGATTGGTTCTTAGTCAAAACGGCGATATCGCTTGAGGCAAAAACGGAGACCGTTCTTCATGCCAGCGTGAGGGCTGATACGACGCTCCCAACTGGCAGGCGAAAGGTGTTCACGGAACTGCAAGTGATCCCCTCTCGCAAGGGAAATACGATTTCCGTGGGGCCATGCAGCGTGGCTATCCAAAAGCAAGGCGAAACGACCACTCACGAAGGCCACATTCAATACGCCGAAGAGATGGACGGTTGGTTCGTGATCGAGTTGGAGTTCTGGATCGATGGCTCTTAATCGCAGGCAAAGGCATCTGTACGTCCACGTCTTTCAGACTTACCGAAAGACAAGGGCGGTAAACGGGGACTGGCTTTGGGCGGTCAATATCGAGAAGCTCCCAGGCTATCTCTTTGCGACCACCAATGCAGACGCTCCGATGGTGGCTGGCCTCCAAAAGAAGGACTTGTCGATCAGTGAAGACAAGATCCACTTCGACGCGACCCAGGACGTGAGAGGGCAGGACCTGATTCTCAACATCACTCCAGGCCACTCCGACAACGGAACCTGGTACGAGATTCTTGGCGAGCCGCGAATCCGCGAGGCAACGAGAACCCGAAATACGAACGTCGGCATGGTGTACATCAATAAGACATCCAAGCCGCCACTGACCACCGACTAAGCTCATGGCAGACTTCTATCCGGCATTCGCCGCCGAGCTCAAGGCGGTTGTTCTCACGCAAGCGGGCGTCGATGCCGACCACTACTTCACGTCGCTCCAGGCGTTGCAGCAGAACATCGTCCAAGAGCTATCGCTATCTGAAGGCGGGGACGCTGAGGCGCTCACCGCTCCATACGTGGTGGTGGAAATTGGAAGACTGACCCATGATCACGATTACGGACTCACGATGAGGGCCAAACGGGCGCCGGTGAGGATTTGGTACATCGATCAGATTCGAAGCCGCACGGGGCAAGACAATCAGGAATACGTCCACAGCAAGGCCTACGACATCGGGCACTTCATCGATGAGGCCGACCCGAACGTCACCTCAGGCGTTACCACCTTCCAAGTCATCGATGAGACGTGCGAGATCGACAGCAGCGCCATGAACGATGCCAATGCCGCATTCCTGGAGGCGAACGTCAAACTGATCGCTGCATGCGTCTCTTGGTCCATTGGGCTACTTGTCGGCGCGGATAGCTAAGATGGCCAAAGGTTCACTTGAATCCGCCATTCGTGGCATTAAGCGCGATGCCGAGCGCATGGCCAAGCTGATCGAGGCGGCAGAGCGAAGAAGCGCGGATACTGGCGTCAAGATCGCCAAGGACTTCAGCTCTGGGCGCAAGTCGTCAGCTCAACTCAGGAGAGAAGGGCATCCGTTCGCCACTCGCCACGGGTCGCCGCAAGATCCACCTGAGGTCATCAATACACAGCGGGGTGATTTCAAAGCCGCATGGAAGACGCTGGCGAAAGTCGTGAAGGGCCAATCCGTTCCGGTCGTCTCCAACAAGTCCCGAGTGAGCGACTTTCTGAAGAAGGGAACCTCGAAGATGTTTGCCCGCCCAATCGATGAGGCGGTCGGCAAGACGCTGGAGCCAATCCGCATGGAGAACCTCAAGCGCGAACTCTCAAAACTGGAGAAATAGATGGCGAAGAAACGCTACTTAGAAACCCGAACACTTCCGCCTGCTGGCTTTGGTGGCGTTCGCCAAAGTCAGTCTCGGGTGGTCGAACTCGACACCACGGAACCCGCTCCCGAAGGCGCGGTCGAAACCAACGAACCGGTCCGAGATTGGACCGACAATCCAATCGGAGGAGATAACTAATGGCATCCATTCCTGGCTGGCTCAAAGGCAGGCACCTGACGGCGGTTACCGTCATCGGCTACACGGAAGGGGCTGATAATATCCTCACCGCAGCGGCCACTTCGTCACTTTCGGGAGTCGTGGACTACATTCGGTTCAACAGCGACCCTCAGCACGAGATGATCCAGTCGGTCGATGGTACGGTCGCTAACTACGAAATCACGTTAGAGGATTACGAGATCGTGATTGGCGAAATCCTTCGCAAGAAGATCACTTCGCCTTCCGTGGTCTCTCTCCTGCCGACGCTCATGGCTACTTACGACCGGTTCAAGGTCAGCTTCACAAGGGGCTCTCAGTCCTACGAGATGTGGGCTACCAGAGGCCGATTCGGAGACGGAGTGTCGAGCTTTGGCAAGAACGTCGCCGAGGCTAGTTTCAGGCCGTTCGACACGGATGGAACCACTCCAACCGTCACCTTCACCGCTTAGCGCATGAAACTCAACCCTGTATTTCTCAAGAGGCCGTCAAGGCCCGCTCTTCGATACGCATTCACCGACGAGTCCAACCCTGGGCAAGAATGGGTGATGTGGCTTCGCCGGCTCGATCCCCTAGAGGAACAAGCGGCAGGGCAAAGCGCCGAAGAGCATGTCCGCAAGTACATCACTGGCGGATGGGTCGATGAGGGGCGCGGGTACGTCAAAGACCCGTGCCCGCTTAGCGCAGTCGATGGGGAGCCGCTCGTTCTCAGCGAGAAGGCTTTCCATCTGGCTTGCCGAATGGAGGCCGCACAGTCTCCGCAAGACGGCGAAGAGAAGTACACGGCCATCGAGATACTGAGCCTTGCTCCATGCCTTCCCGAAGCGTGGGATCAGTTCAGGGCCGCGTTCTACTTGATCCAAGGTGGCGAAGACCCAAAAGGAGTCTGGACGGCGTTTATGGAGCAGCCGTCCGACTCGGACTCCAATACGGAATCGGACACGTCGCCGTAATCGCCCACCAAGTCTCACACGCGCAGTATCAGTCCGAATGTCTTCGCAGGCTCTGCTCTGCGATCGATCAGGACCCAGGACCACCGCCCGAGCCGTTAGGTTCAGGCTGGATGGACGATCTTTTCGAGCTTCGGGAAATGGAAGAGGATGAGTTTGACGACGCTCTCGTCGAAGACTCCGAAGATTCCGCACTTGAATTCGTGTTCTAACCATGGCTTACGAAATCGCACTGGAAATGCCGGGACTGGAGAAGGCTCTCTCTGGCTTCGACAAGGTAGCCGAGAAACTGGAGGTCATCCGGGATCAGATCAAGGGGGCAGGGCAGGACGCTAGCTCCATCGGCCGTGGCGTTGGTGGACGCGCAGGAGGAGGCGGAGGCGGCATCCTTGGCGGAGGCGGTGGTAAGAGTTGGTCGGATTCATGGGCCAGGCTCGACAACCTACAGCTGCAAAGACGGCTTGCCGAGATGGACGGCTATGCCCCGGACGATCTTAAAGGGCTCGACGTCTCGATCCTCAGGGCCAAGCGCAATGTTTCACGTGATCAGAAGCTCCTAGAGACCGGTGGCGAGAAGACCCAGGCCGAGAAGCTGATGGACGCGGTAATGACTTCCAGGCTCGGGTTCTCCGGTGGAAAGATGCAGGTGATGCCGCTTGTGAACAAGCTGGCGTCTGCCGGGCTGATCGATCCTCAGAAAATCATTGCCGAAGTGGAAAGGTTCGCCAACATCGGGGCGATGGTCCCGATGATCACCAAGCTTGCTATTCCCGCTGCTATAGCGGCCGCTGGCGTGGTTGCAGGCGGGCAACTGGTTGAGAATGCGGCATCGAGCATGAGGGCCGGTTCTGGAGCCTACTGGACCGCAGGGGGCAATTCAGCGCAAACCGGGCAGGTCGCCGCGCTTGGAGGCTTCATCGGTCTCACTGCCCAACAAGCGGCAGAGAAGGCGGTCGAATTCGGAGAGAGGCTGCGTGGAGGAGGCTATGGCGCGGCTTACATGCGATCCAAGGGCATCATGGATCAGGGGGTCTACACGGTCAACAAGGCCACGAACTACCTGAAAGCCATCGATGAGATTCGCAACATCAAGAACGACGTCGACGCAATCCGTGTTGCCAGAGACCTTGGAATGACTTCCGAGCTTCAGTATCGGGACTTATCCAGCAGTACCTACAACCGGTTGAAGCGAAGCATGGGAGACTACGGATCGCCCGAAGAGCGCAGACAGGAAGCTGAGTACCGCGCCAACAAAGAAATCTTTGGAAACTTTTGGAATCAGTTCGTAAGAGAGGCTGGCGGCAAGTTCATGGGCGGCGTTAACGCTGTCATGTCTGGCGACATGCTCAAAACTCCTGGCTCGCCACAATGGATGTCCGCAATGGTCAACATGGCGAATATGGCTGGGTTAGTTGGCCCAATGCCGATCAACCTAAAGAACCCTTACGACAAAGCAGGCGGAGACCCAATCAAGGAGAACACTCAGGCGCTAAAGGATCTCGGGCGCGTCATGAAGGATCAAGCCGAGCAAATGGGCGGAGGCCCTCGATCCCGTGGGGCGCTACCTGCGGCTCAGCGGTACATGCAATTAGAGAACTCGATGCAATCTCAGGCGCTCCAACTTGGAGCATTTCACATATAATGATGGTATTCGAGTCATCAAACCAGAGAAGATCATCGTGCTTCCGACAAGGGCCGATGCCGCGCCGGAAGATCAGCGGTTAGCAACTAACTGCCCAAAATGCGGAAAGCTTTACGCTCCGTGGATCGGCGCATGCCTTCACTGCATGACGGACTTTAGGAAGCGATCCTGGTGGCAAAAGTTCCTGGGCCTCTGACTATGGCTTCGCCGGGACATGTGTCCATTCCATTTGGCTTCGCTCGATAGCGGTTGGGGGACGAAGAAGGACTGTACCCATGTTTGTCCTGCGGTCAACGCCATACCACTTTTCAACCCTAGGGTCCTTTATTTTTGATTCGGTCTCGAAGTACGAGTCACGCGCTTTGTTTCGGAGTTCCTGAGCCTCTATCCTTCGCTCAAACTCATCACTCAAGGTTCGTGCAGCAGCCCAATCGCGACCAAAAAACAACCAAAGCACAAAGATTGTAATCCCGACAGAGGCAGCAATGGTTGCCCATACTGGAAATCCTCGACTCCGATAAGCATCGGCAGCTGGCGCCCATGACGTGTCCATCGGGTCTTGCTTCATAGCCGCATTATAACAAAGGTTTTCTATGGCAGTTACTCCAGGACGCGAGACGGTCGTTACTTTCGACACACCAACGATCGACAATATTCAAGAGCCCGCATATCTGCACGAGTTGAGTTTCGAGCAGATCAGCAAAGACGAGAAGCTCAACAGCCATATGACCTATGTGCCTGGCGTCGGCTGGCAGATTGCGTCTTATAACTCGATTGCATCCTTCCTTCATGAAGGAGAAGAAGCTGATCCAGGCGTCGAGGCGCTAAACCTGCCTACCGGGTTCTCGACGTTCGCTATTTTTAAGCGGCCAGACGATCTTGCAAGCGTCGGAGTGGGGAGCCTGAAGGCATCTGGAGACCAATTCAACCAGAAGCGAGTGGCCGATGATGACAACTGGAACGATGCCGCCTACCGTCACTCGGCAGACCAATCGTCTTATGCCTCCCCGGACACGACGACCGACTACATTGCAATGGACCGCGTGGGAATCACCACGACGAACCACCTGCCAAACGAGAAGATCGTCTTTCGGTTCTTCATTCCTGGATTTAATGGCCAGGCAAAGCAGACCCTGATCTCGATCTTTTTCTCAGGGCTCGCCACCAGGACGTTCAGCGAGTACCAAACCGAAGGGGCGGCATCCGGCAAGGGCCAATACTGCCTCAAGATGTACGGCGACGGGCAAGCCAAGCTCTGGGAAAGGCTGACCGACGAGACATGGAGAGTTCGGCATACGCTGCGGTGGACTCAGAACTCGCAAGTGGTCGGCAACTGGCATTTCGTCACTATCGCGAGCGACGCCAAGTTCCAGTCCGCTGGATCTAAATACGTTGGAACTAGGATCGGCTTCCAGTTCCAATCCATGGGCAACCTAGTGCAATCTAGCGTGGCTCTCGCGGTGGCGGCTCTTGGTGGCCCTGAATGGCAGTTCTACGTGCCGGAGAGATATGAACCGAACAATACATCGCTCGTCCCGATCAGGATCGACGTGCGGCGAGACGTGCGGGCGCTCTTCCAGGTCAGTAGGGCGATTCACTTCCCTGAAGGCGAGCTGCGCACGATCACGTTCGGGTTGCCGTTCATTCCGATGGACACCACGGTGCCAATCCGGTTTGATTGGTACGGGGACATTCCTGGCGACGCTGCCGTCGACGTGCAGCTTTACGACGCCTCCGACGATACTGCCCTGACTGTGACCGACTCGGGCAGTGCTCACGAGTTCGGAGGGTACAAGTACTTCACCCCGATCTACGGGAAGACTCGATACTATGCGATCCTGACTAACGCATCGAACGCAAGTGGACGCAAGACTCCCACATTGAGGACGATTCGGCTCGTAAGGAACGCCGTCTTTGCAGATACCGAGGTCGAAGAGTTCGCCGTCTCCAAGAAGGATCGAATCAGCATCACGGGGCCATCAGGGGACCCGAGCCACGAAATGGCGAGCCTGGTTGTCCATGATCGATCCGGTACGGACTTTCCGCTTTACTTCCGGGCAGACATGCCCATGAGGATCGAGGCGAAGTATGACCCAGCGGACGCCACAAAGACGACCACACTATTCCAGGGCAGGGCAATCCAGGCGAAGACGGACCGAAGGCCACGCAAGCGAACCAGGGGATTCAAAGGGGCAGCTGCCACCGAGCGAGACATCTGGAGAAGCTACGCGGTTACCGCACTCGGAGAATGGAAGCGGCTCTTCGAGCTGCAACTTCCAAGGCTCTTGGACTACAGCTACGACCAGGCCACCCTTGCTATCCCGCAACCTAAGAAGGTCACGGACGTCATCCGAGAGGCATTGTACGCCTACTATCCCATCTCGATGGTGGATGTGCCCGATATCAATATCAGGCTCATCGTGCCACCTGGCTCCAAAGCCATCTTTGAGATGTACACGGAAGTTGGTCCGCTGATTGCGGACTTGGCTAAAGACTATCTTGGCGGCTACTTCATATTCGATGCGAATGCCACCAACGAAGGGCCCGATGGCAACAAGTACGGCTGCTGGAGGCTCAAGATTCCACCGAGACCGCCTTATGTGAACCTGGCGGAGTTTCTCTACGAGTCTAACGCTACGACCTTATCGAGCGCCGTCAACCTAGACACGTTTGTCTCTACGACTGATGGCGATCAGACGATCAAGAGAGCTTTCATTCGGTACGGAACGCTTCGGGAATGGATCGTCCCGCCTGAGGGCAACTACGTGCTGGTGCAGGGGGCAACGACTGCGGGCGTGCCGGGTACTCCATTGGCAGCGGGGCAAGAGGGGCAGTACGCGCTACAAGAGAGTGCCATTAACTGGGTAAGCGCACGATTCAGCGCGGATCAGCCGATTGCGCCAGATCCGACTCACCCAGATTACCTAGGGCGCATTGTGCCAATTGTGAAATTCGATCCTGGCCTCACTAGTCAGAACGCTGTCAAGTTGATGTGCAGGCGAACCTATGACATGGCTTGCCATGCTCAGAAGAGACTCAGCTTCGAGGGACCGGTCGTCCTTGTGACTGATGCGTCAGACGACTTGCAGATCAGGCCGCGCAAGCTCCAGTTCGGTGACCCCGTGCTGGTGAATGGCGAGCAGTTCATCGTGGAGAGCTGTAATGTTGATTATTCAGCTACTAAGGGTGGTGACCGCATCCAAATGGCGGTTTACGAGTTATTCAGCGTGCCCGCTCTGAATAACTACGACTTACTTCTTGAGAACATGGTCCAGTGTGGACTTAGCATTTTTGGGATATGAGATCACTCGGAAATCTACGAAGGCAGGCCTTAAAGGTTGCCGCCAAACTCATGGCGCAACCACCTGTAAGAAGGCAACTGAGTTCGCAAGCGAAACTAGGGACATCATTTACCGACCTCGCCCAATTGCAGGTGGCTCATGTCGATCCCATCCAAGACATCGACCCAGGAAGCGATACCTTCGGGCTCTTTTACTACATGGTCGATTACGACGCGGTGGACGATCCAAACCACCCGATTCTATAGGTGAAAAATGAAACAGATGCAACCACAGCCAGGCGTCAGCAAGAAATCAAGAACTGATGATCAGACGCGAATCGCCACTGAGTTTGGAATGCCTCCACGAGTTGTCCTGCTAGGCAAAATCACACAGCCCGCAAAACAAGCAACCCGAAGACGTTAACGGGCTCTTCATCGATCAGTAATACCGTTGGGTAGATCCCTGCGGTGTCGAAGTTAACCCCTACTTCGCAGTAGACAAAGAGACTTGCTGGGCCAGCGAATTCGCAGTATGGGGCCCGGAAGCTATACAATTCGGTTGAGCCCCCAACCGCTTTCAAATCTGGGCTTTGTATCACAACCCGAAAAGTATGGTCGACGCCTTCTTCGTCTGGGTCGAATTCAATCTGGTACAGGGCAAGCATCTTCCCACCGCGCGGAAATTCCGGGACAGAAACGGCGCGAATTACTTCACGTATCGCCATTGTGCCAGTTGGCTCTTCTTCAACTCTGTCGCAAAAGATTGGTGAACTGATTCGCACGGACGCATTTTAGCCGTAGTCGAGCAATGGTTCCAGTTACTAATTGTCTGCTACTTAGCCCTGCAAACACATGGCACTACCTGCAATCAAGGCGACGGGCAATGCTCGAACGCTCGTCTTCTCGGGCGACTTCACGCTTCAGGCGAAATCCAGAACCTGCGACGTCTTTCTGAACTTCCCGCCAACCGCGCCATACGACTATCCAGGCAAGGACCGCAACGTCTTCGAGATCAACGAAGGCATCGGTGGAAACTCATCCAGAACCGACCTATCGGTCGAGAACCTGCAATTCAGGATCACCGCGAGCTTCGTCCAAGACTGGGAGCATGCCAGGCCGTATGCGACCAATGCGAGCATCGTCACCAACAGGCCGAAGTTCACCCTTAGCCTGAAGGTTGAGATTCTGAACACGTCGGGCTTGCTTGCAACCGTCTACAACAGCTCGTCCGTGGAATACGGCACGGGCTACCAAGAGTCCAAGGAAAAGACCGGTTCCTTCTCGATCGAGATGGACGTCATCGAGGTGCTTCGCTGGAAGAGCTTCAACGTCTCGACCACTTCGATCCCGAATCCGTTCGATGCCTCTCCTCAGTGGCCAAGCCGGTACCTGATCTACGAAGAGCGATTCGCCAACGCCGCGAACAATCTTCGCTGGGACGTCTCGCTCGGTAGCCTATCGACGACGGGCTCCAGGAGCTTCTCCGCGCTCGATCCAGACTCGGCGAGCATCCTGTACTTCGGGCCGAGCGATTACGGTATGACGCTGGGCGCCAATGCGTTCGGAACGGTTATCTCAGGCATTCCGCTACAGGCCAAGATCGAGAATGTCGTCTGCGCGAATTGGACATCCTTCTCCCACACGGGCCAGGTCTACAACATCCTCACCGGAGCCTGGGAAGGCGGGGCCGGCATCTTCACGGAAACCGCCAAGGTCTCCAGCGATGTCGCGTTCTGGGAAACGGTGGACCCGGGCGATTTGGTTTGGTCCAAAGTCACCAACACGACGGCGGGTATCACCTACCAGTTCACCGGGGAAGGGGTGTACTCGCAGCCGAGCTTCAACTCAGGGGCGGGCCGCTACGACTTCGGATTTCCGACCTATACGAATCGAGGCCAGGTCGCTCAGACGGTTCGAGTCTCGCCTCCGCTCAAGGTCAGGATCAACGGAGTCGCCAAGCAGTTCTCAGATCCGTATCTGAACGCCGTTCGCTTCTTCACGAACCTGAAGAGTGACGACTACTTCTACAATGCCGCGGGAGCCTTCTCGAAGAGCTTCACGCTCCAAGAGAGGAAGGTCAACGCGCATTCGGCGGTTTCAAGTCCATCGGGCTCCAGGGCGTCCGTTTACAATCAGCAGGCGCAAATCTCGCCATTCTATTGCTCGCTCGATGCGGCGCATGCCAGCAGCTTCGGAGAGGACGCCAACGATAACAGGGCCAGTTTCATCACCAAGGTGGTCGATATCATCGAGGTGGAATCCGCCAGCGAGATCACGCACGACGATTTCGGATCGACGACCGGTTGGGCAGGCACGAACGCCACGCTGGGAAGCTCCGGCACTGCCGTCACGATCACCGCGACTGGATCGTCGGCGTCGGCTACCAGAACCTACTCGCCCAAGCTCAACACAGAGACCAAGCGGTTCCTCAAGCTGAGGGTGAAGCTGAATTCCGGGCCGAAGACGCTGTACTTCAAGGTCAACGGGGGCAAGAAGTGGTCTTTCGTCACCGGGGCGGCAAACACGTGGACAGACATCGAAATCGACACGATGCTGCCGAACGTCGATCAGGGATCCGGAAGCGATCACCGGGACAATCGGTGGCCTTGCGCGAGCGTCTCGGCGGACGAACCGACCAACGAAGCCAAGTACCAGGGAGTGAACCGAATCTCCACCATGGAGATATCCGGGCTTGGATCGGGGGACGTCCTCGACCTGGATTACCTGAAAGGCTTCACCAAGAGTTTCGAGAAGCTCACGATTCTCAATAGCGATCTGAGGACCGACTTCGTAAGCGGCTACGTCTCCGATGGCTTCGACGTGAAGCGCGGCGCCATTGCGATCACCGATGGCAGGACGAGTCTCGAGCTTTGGCCCAATTACAAGTATCTCGGCTCGTACCTCACCCGCTCCATTGCAGACTTCGTGGCCGATGGCGACAAGTTCCTCGGCTGGAATTGGACGGCGCTCTCGCCAAACGTTCTCGACTCATGGACCAACACGAACATCGTCGCTCCCGAAGTAGGCGGCGGAGGATGGCTCTGGAACGGGACCACATGGGTCGATTACACGAATATGACGCTTTCGGGCCTGGAGACGCTCCAGGCCACGCTCTACGTCGATCTGATCCAGTTCTACCCAGGCATCGGCAACCCGTTCACAGACTTGAACTATGATGACTACACGGCAGAGCTGCAACTCTACTGCTCGCACATCTTCAGGGGCCAAGCGCATGGGATCGTGTGGAACTCCAGTTTCGAGCCAGTGGGCGGGGCTTTGCTTGTGGCCAGTGAGACGACGGGCGGGGCTCCTGCCGGTTCTGCGATTAGCGATAGCGTCGGCTACTTCGAGACGATTCCACCGGCAAGGCCGTTTCGAGGTCTCACCATTTCGCACATCGGAAGCTCGATCGGAAGCGTTTCGACCGGCGTGTATCCACGGCGTCAGCATCGAGTGGGCGGCATCGTCACAGAGCCAGGCTTTGGGAATCCGTGGTGCTTGCACTCGAAGATCGGGCAGTACCACCGTGTCAGCGTCAAGGATGGCGACGTGTGGCACCACCGGGCGAGCTTCTCGGCTCCCTTTGGAGGCTTTGAGAAGGATGGCACGGTTACGGCGTCGGCGGATTGCTCCCATCCACGGCTCGTCGAGGACGCGCGAAACGTCCTATACCTCTTCTACATCCGCTCCGGCTCGGGGCTTTACTACCGCCCATCGTTCGACGAAGGGCAGACGTGGGGGGACGAGACCTTGCTGATCGCAAGCGCCTATTTCGCCACGGTCGCTACCGATCCGCTCGGGACGATCCTTGCGTTCGGGTTCGTTTACAACTCGGGAACGTCGGGGCCGGGGAAGATCAAGATGCGCAGGCGCGGGCCTGGGGATTCGAGCTTCTCATCAGCCGTCAACGTGAAATCGGAAGGGGTGGACTTGCAATTCGAGCCAGACACCTTCCATGTCAGCTACGACAACCAAGGGCCAGGCCGCTGGATCGCGGTTTGGAAGATATCCGGGGAGACGGATGTCACCGAGTGGGAATCCGTGGACGACGGAGCCAGTTTCAAGCAGGTCACCTAAGATATGGCAATCACCAAACTAGCGTCGCAATGCCCGGCTCCACAAGGGCCATCGGGCCTCGTTTTGCTCGCCTCCGCGCTCTCTGCCGAGCCATCGCTCGTGCAAGCGCAAACGATCAGCACCGGGTCCACGACGGGCGTCTCGGGCAAGATCAACCACAACGCGCAGTTCCTGGAGCTGCTCGCCCGTTATGGCGCGATCGGGGTCTATGGGATCGCCTACGGGCTCGGCCTCACCGACGTCTCAGGTTTGACCGCTTCGGTCGCTGCCGGGCATGCCTACATCGGATCCATCGTGGAGTTCGAAGCGGATTCGCTCACGATGTACGACAACGCCACCAACTACGTTTGGGCCAAGGCGGATAAGACGTTCGAGATTGCGACCACCACGACGCCACCGGCAGGCGAATGCACCTTGATCGGGATCGTCACCACGGCGAGCGGGGATATCTCGGCTGCCATCGACTACTCGGGAGTGGTGTACTTGAAAGGGAATCTGGCGATCAGAGAGACGGCGGATGCCGATTGGCCCTCCGATTCTCCCGATGCCGGCGTTCCGGTGGTCACCAAGACGCTCAATGGCACTTGGCAGTGGAACGGAGCCTCTCATGTGCGCATGGGCGGGACGGTCGCAGAGTACGGCAAGACGTCGATCGCTCTCTCGGATGCCAATTACACGCTTGGCGCGGCGGAGTACAAGTACCGGATCATCGAATTCACGGGAGCGTTGACCGCTAACCGGGACATCATCCTGCCCAACGTGCCAGGCGCTACGTGGATCATCAACAACAAGACCACAGGCGGATACAAGCTCGTGTGCAAGGTCTCCGGCCAGACCGGAGTTCAGATCCAAATGGGCTACGCCGCGACTGTGTACGGCAACGGCACCGATATCGTTGTCGGCACGCTAACCACCGACTTCATCAATGGCGCGGTTGCTACCGGCGCAGGACTGTCCTAAGGAGACCAATGAAGAAACCCAAAGTCGCGCTCCGGGTCTGGAGCGTGCTACTTGTGCTTGCCCTCGGCTATGAGGCGTATGCCTTGCTCTTTTTGAAGGGAGAGACGCTCTCGGAAGGCGTCTGGTACGCGACGGATCACTGGCCCATTTTGCTGGTTCTGATCGGCGGCGTTTTCGTTCACTTCATCGGCTGGCTAAGGAGAAAGAACTGATGCTATTAACTTCACCTGAAAGACTCGGATTCATCATCGACGCGGTTGGCGGTTCGCAATCGCTTTCTCCAGAGCAGATTCAGCAACTCAAGGACTTGCGCAACGGCGATCCGGTCCTAAAGGACATCACGGACCCATTGGCGTTCGTTGAGGCGGTATGCAAGCCTTACCTTGTGGACGTGAGTTTGCCTCCTCTCGCTCGAACTGAATGGAAGAGAGACGAACTCTACAACGTCTTGCTTCAGATGTCTTTGCCGAACGGAGTGCCTTTCTTTCTAGCGTTGGAAGCCATGAAGGGAAGCGCGAACCAAGAGGCATCAGCGCTCGCCAAGATGGTGGATTTGACACTTTCCGGTCCGCTCGTATCTATCAACTTGGAGAACCCAGGAGTATCGCAAGGTCTTGCGGGATTGAAGCAAGCGGGACTCTTAACTCAGGCGCAGTACGACTTCATCACGACCACGCCAAACCCGGTCACGACTGAACTGATGCCCAGCAAGTTGGACCAAACGCTCGGCGTATCGAATGGTGTCCTCACGCTCGAAGAAGCGGCGCAGGTGATTGGCTAATGCTTCCTGGATGGGCAAGCTCTAACTCTCTCCAGGTAATGGTCCCGGTTGGGATTGACCCGGAAGCCACGATATCTGGAGTGATGACACTCAATTCATCGACCGCTAGAATCGGCGCGATTTTCGTTGCGCCCTCATCACAGAATATCAATGGATTCTATGCTGTCCATCAGAGTTTAACCGGCACGGTTACGAACATTCTTCAGGCCGACCTTTATGCGTTGGATTCAGCATTAATACCTACTGGCTCGTCACTAGCGACCGCCACGTATACGCCAACAAACGGATGGACATCCGTAACATTCTCAGCCGCCTATGCGGTAACGGGTGGGACCGCATACGCAATCATTATAAAGAACGTCGGAGGTACACCTGGATCGAATTACTGCAATATGTACTACAACTCGGGGGTGCGGAATAAGTTCGACCGAGTACACATAAGAAGTACGGACTCGGGAACCTCCTACAAGTTGCAACACAGCTATTGGGCAGAGGCAATGATATGGCCCAATTATGCGTCGTCTGGAGTCTATGGAACCATTCCGGATTGGGTTTCCTTTGAAAACGACATCAATAACAGCCTCTACAATACTAGCGGATCACGAGTAGCCATTGTTGCCGCAAAGGTACAGTTCACTTGCAATGTGAAGGTATGGGGTCTGCGGACTACGCTTGGAAGGTCTGGTTCTCCAACTCATACATTGGACGCCAGTATTTGGAATGACAGTGGCACGAAGGTATCAACTGCGGCAAATACATGGGAGTGGTCTACCATTGGTAGTTCCCATGCGATGTGGCAGTGGACAACTCCATACGAATTGACAGCTAACACGGTCTATTACATTGGCGTAACCCCGACGAATGCAACCGCTGGTGATTCAAGCAATTACTACACGATCAAGGGATGCCAATACCTTTCTTCTGCGTTGAGACCGGCGGCGGTAGGACCCGTTCTCGATACAGTCAAATCTACTGCCACTACGCCGTCTTGGAGCCAAACCGGCGCAGATGACGCAGTAGCGAAGATTTTGATATTTGTCGAGGACGCTCTAACTGGATCGGGCGGCTCTTCTAGCATCCTTTGTCAACGCGGCATGAACGGAGGTTTCACAAGATGAACATACCAATTGGAAAGCAAAGCAATATCGACTATGTGTTCATTCAGGACTCCTCTTCCACCACGGGGGCGGGATTGACGGGTGTCACGTCGGCATCCTCTGGCCTGGCGGGTCGATACATCTATCCGGGCGGCACGTCTGTGGCTCTCACTTTTGAAACGATCTCGACTTTGGGAACCTACCAAGCACCAACCTCTAACGCTCACTTGCGAATCAAGGAGTTGGACTCGACCAACCATCCAGGCGTTTACGAGCTACACTATCATAACGATTGGTTCTCGACCGGCAACGCGAGGACGGCGGCGATCCTAACGATCAAGGGCGTCACCAACATGGCGCAACTCAATCACCTGGTCACCATCGACTATGCGCTTCAACCCGCAACGGCGGCTAGGACGCTCACCGTCTCATCAACCGGCGCGGCTCTAGCGAACCTTGGCGAGATTCTTGGCACCGCACTCACCGAGACCGCTGGCTACCTCGCGGCAGGCTTCAAGAAGTTCTTCAACGTGGCGACTCCGACGAGCACCATGAACCAGGTGACGCTTGTCGACACGACGACGACATTGACCAACGCTCCAAGCGATTCCAGCGGCGTGACGACATTGCTTTCAAGGCTCTCGTCTGCCAGGGCTGGCTACCTCGACAACCTGAGCGCTGGCGCGGTGGCCTTGGCTTCGTCGCTGTCCTCGCTGCAAACCGATGTCACGACGCTACTAAGCAGAATCACTTCGACGCTCTTCAGCGGCATCACATCGCTCGCGCAATGGCTTGGACTCATCGCTGGAAAACAAACTGGAAACTCGACAGCCAGGACAGAGCTAAGGGCTACCGGAGCGGGTTCAGGCACTTACGACGAGACGACGGATTCACTGGAAGCGGTGAGGGATCGTGGCGATGCGGCTTGGACGACCATTGCGGCGGTGGCTATCCGCTCGGCAATCGGACTGGGCTCGGCGAATCTCGACACCCAACTGACCAACATCGAGGCGGAAACTTCAGATATCCAGTCCAAGGTCAATAACGTCACCTACGGCCTCTCTGCGATCAAGACGCTCATCGACACGCTGACCGCATACGTGGATACCGAAGTCGCTGCCATCAAGGCTAAGACCGATAATCTGCCAACCGACCCGGCAGACGAATCGAACATCCAAGCGGCAATCGCCAACCTTCTCACCTATGTGGACACGGAGGTTGCAGCGATCCTGGCGGCGGTCGATACGGAAATCGCGGCGATCAAAGCCAAGACGGACAACCTTCCGAGCGATCCTGCCGACGAGTCGCTCCTTGAGGCGGCTATCGCGGATCTGAAGACCTACGTCGACACCGAGATACTCGCCATCAAGGCCAAGACCGACCTGATCCCAGCAAGCCCTGCCGCCGTTGGAAGCCCGATGACTCTCGATCTCACCCAGGCTCTCGATACGACTCCTGTCACCGATAGCGTAGGCGAGGCTCTCCTTGGCGCGATCAGCGAGCTGGGCGACGAGACGGTTGTCGGCGTCGAATACACCAAGAAGACGCCAGGCGGCGCGACCGCAGTGGTCTTCGATCTTGACGATGCCGACGCTCCGACATCGAGGACTCGCCAATGACCATCGTCATTCGAGGGATGAAGAGTCCCTACCTGCTCACTCGAGGACTTGCTTCGAGCGACGCGGTTCTTCGCAATCTGGATTGGGCGTTCGGTTGCCCGGTCTCTCGCTGGCAATTCGGCTGCCCTGTTCCTAGGTGGACCTATGGCTGCCCTGGCTCCCGGTGGTCCATAGGAGGCCCTTCCCGATGACGATCTCAGTTCTCAGCCGCGAATACATCTGCGTTGAAGTCGAAGCGGGGCTCAATGGCGTCTCATCGGATCCAACGGCCGATACCGTCCAATTGGCGCTCATGGTGAGCGGAAGCCCTTCGTCGGGCGATTGGAAGACTGGAAGCTGGGAGACATCGCTCGGCAAATACTACGCAAGGCTCGAAGTGGGTCCAGGCTCTACGGTCGGCGCGAAGACGGCTGGCAAGTACGACCTGTGGATCAAGATCACCGATTCGCCGGAAGCACCGGTTCGCAAGGTCGGGCGAGTGACGTTCGAATAATCTCTCGGGCGTCAAGGGTGAATGGGTGGACGGGAAGAAGTGGCGGGTTGCGTTGCCTAATCTTCCCAGTTAGAGGACTCTCTTTTCTTTTCCAGTCGCTTTGCCCATTTCTTCATGTGTAATTCAGCATGTCGAGGGCAAAGGTATCGGTATTCTGCCCATGCGCGATTGGACCAGGCTTTCCACCCGATGCGATAAGCATTCAGATTGTCGTCACCGCAAGCAATCGTGAATATGCGGTCGCAATAATGACATCGCATCGTAAATGGGTATTTCATATCTTCTTTCCTCCTCTATCGCAGGTGTCACCCCGCACGTCTGTCTACTGAACCTGTAGGTTCAAATCTGGGGGCAATTTGTCACCCCCTTGAACCTAAAGTCGTAGGTTCGAATCCTACTCCCGCACCCAT